CATAAGTATATGCTCCCCTTACTTCTTGGTATACCTCTATCATGATAAACAATTTAAAGTTAATTGACTAATATCAAAGCTACAAGCGTTTGAAGATGCTCCCGAAGTTCTACAAGCTTGTATAGTTATTGGTGTTGTATCACTTGGTAAATTAGTTGTGATTGACCCTTCAACTGTTACGTTGTTTTCTAAAGATGTAACTTTGTAATATACATTCATAGAGTCAAATGGGTTATACATTTCAAAGACAAAAAAATCAGTAGCAACCGCACCACTTGTTCTATTTGCAGGAAAGTTTGAGCCTAAATCTATCTTTGTAGCTGTACCTGTTCCATCGTTATGGAATACTTGTAAATTAGTATCTGCAGCGTCCGAACCAATACCAATAATATTTAACAAACTTTCAACCGTAACAGTAGATGAAATACCTAAAGATGCTGTTGTTGCTGTCATTCCATAAAATTGACGCGCATTTGTGTTAAAGAAAAACGTTATGAATAAAGAAATAAAAGATGCTTTAAAAACTATCAAGACATTCTTGGGAATGGAAGTTAAGTTAGAGCAGATGAAGTTAATCGACGGCAACACGGTAATCGAAGTTGATTCTTTTGAACCGGGTGCGAGTGTTATGATTGTAGTTCCTGAGGGTGAGCCTGTACCATTGGAAGTTGGTAAGTACGAGCTTGAAGACGGTAGACTATTGGTAGTTGAAGAAAAAGGAATGATCGCTTCAATTGAAGAGATGCCTGCAGAGTCAGAAGAAGAAGAGATGCCTGTTGAGGCTGATGTGACCCCAGAGGTAGAAGTTAAGCAACCAAAGAAAGTTGTGCAAATCACCGAGCAACGCTTCGCAGAAATGGAGGCAAAGATTGCAGAGCTTGAAACTAAGTTAGCGTCAATGACTCCTGAGGTAGTTGAAGAGCAACCAACGGATGTAATTGAATTTAGTGCAGATCCTAAACCGATTCAGTTCAATCCTGAAAACGTTCAAGCAATGGAAAGAATTGATTTAGCAATTAACACGCCTAAATCTTTGAGAGATAGAATTTTAGAAGAAGTATATAACAACAAATAAACAAATAAAAAATGGCTACAACAGTTAACATTTCAACTTCATACGCTGGACAAGATTCTAAGCTATGGGTAAAAGCTGCTTTATTAAGCGGTAACACATTAGCAAATGGAGGTATGACTATCATTCCAAACATTGCTTATAAAACTACAATGCATAAGCTATCTACGGATGCTTTATTGAAAAATGCAACGTGTGATTTTACAGCACTTTCTGAGGTTACACTAACTGAAAGAAGTTTGACATTGGAGAATTTCCAAGTTAACCTACAATTGTGTAAGAAAGATTTTTATGCAACTTGGTCTGCTGAAGAAATGGGATTGTCTGCAAACAAAGTATTGGCTAAATCTTTTGTAGATTATTTCTTGGCTTACATCACTGAGAAAGTTGCTGAGGCGGTTGAGGTTTCTATTTGGAGAGGTGCAACGGCTACGGCTGGACAAATTGACGGTATCGCTACATTGTTAGCTGCTGACGCTGCTTTACCAACTGCTAACGAGGTTGCTGGTTCATCTGCTATTTCTGATGCTTCTACGGTAATCGCTGAATTAGGTAAAATTGTAGATGCTATTCCAACTGCATTGTATGGTTCACCTGACTTGAAAATTTACGTTCCACAAGGTGTAATGAGAGCTTATGTAAGAGCGTTGGGCGGTTTCTCAGTTGCAGCTACATCTAACAATGGTGTTGAAGCTAAGGGGACACAATGGTATAATGGTCAAGCGTTAACTTTCGAGGGTATTCCTTTATTCGTTGCGAACGGTATGGCTGCTAACACTGCTATCGCTGCTGAGACTTCTAACTTGTTCTTCGGTTGTGGTTTATTAAACGACCAAAACGAAGTTAAGGTGATAGATATGAGCCCATTAGACGGTTCTCAAAATGTACGTTTTGTACTTAGAGCAGGAATGGCTGTAAATTATCATTCAGTATCTGACATAGTTACATATAATATACCAAACGCAGCTAACTAATTAACTAATTAATAACCAATTTAAGGGAGGGTATATTCCCTCCTTTTTTTTTAAACTTTAAATTTTATGGCTTGCAATTTAACAATAGGACGCGCGGAGGCGTGTAAAGAGGCAATCGGAGGACTGAAAGCCGTATACTTTATTAATTTTCAGATAGTTCCGTCTGATGTGACTTTCTCAAATGACTTAATCACAGCGGTGACAAACGTGGATAACCTGTATAAATATGAATTAAAATCTAACGAAAACGTATTTGACCAAGAGATCGTTTCAAGCCGTGAAGCTGGGACGACGTTCTTCCGTCAAACGTTAACAATTAAGTTAAAAAAACAAGATGCAACTACGCACAAAGAAATTAAACTTTTGGCTTACTCAAGACCACACGTGTTAGTAGAGAATAACAACGGACAATTTTTCTTGATGGGATTGTTTAGAGGGGCTGATTTAACGGCTGGCAGTATTAACAATGGTGGGGCGCTTGGTGATTTTAACGGTTACAGTTTGACATTTACGGCGGAAGAGGCTTTGCCAGCACCATTCACGGACATTACAAGCTCAACTACTATCGTTTCTGATTGTTTCACTGGCGCAACTGTCGTAACTGCTTAACCATGGCTTGTTTAATAACTTCGGGACGTATAGAACCGTGCAAGGATAGTCTTGGAGGGTTACGCAATGTATACTTCATCAATGAGCAAATAGATGCTAACTACATTTATAAAGAGAATACAGGTGAGAGTGGTGATGTGTTCATTGTTGATACTACTTTTAACGAGTCGATCGACTACGTTAATTTTGTACAATACTTATATAAGTTTGAATTGAAATCTAACGAGAATGTTTACGACCAAGAAATAGTAACTTCACGTGAAAACGGAACGACTTTCTTTCGTCAAACATTGACTATAAAACTAAAAAAACAGGACATTGCTACGCACAACGCTGTCAAAACTTTAGCTTATGCAAAACCACGTATATTAGTTGAAAACAACGAAGGACAATTTTTCTTAGTTGGACTTTTAAGAGGGGCTGATTTAACGGCTGGCAGTATTAACAATGGTGGGGCGCTTGGTGATTTTAGTGGTTATTCCTTGACCTTCCAAGCGGAAGAGCTTTTGCCTTCACAATTCGTGCCTTTGGGTACTAATGCGTTTTACTACGATTTAGATTTACCACCTAACGATGTAAAAACTACAATTGTAACAAGTTAATTTTTCGGAGGGGTTTAATAGCCCCTCTTTTTTTTGCAACAAAAACACTATTTTTTAGTTATACTATTACATGATAGTATTAACGACATCCACATCACCGCAAACGGTTTATTTTATCCCACGTGAAGGCACGGGGAATTCAGATAAGATATTTCTTACAGACGAACAAACAAACGTCACTACAACGATTAATATAACTACATACGCAACGGGTGACTATTACCACACGGCAACCGCTACATTTGCATTAAAAGAAGGTCATACGTATATTTGTAAGATTGGAAAAACAAACGATATCCGATTCTATGGACGTGTATTTTGTACAGATAATCCAAGCTCGAATTTCACACAAACGGTAACAACCAACGAATTTATTATTTATGAATAACATTATACAACTATCTTCTTACACAGCGCCCGTAATTGTTGAGAATAACAAAAACGAATGGGTCGAATATGGTGAAGATAATAACTACTATCAATTCTTAATTGACAGATATAGTAATTCAGCAACGAATAACGCCGTAATTAATAACATTTGTAGATTAATATTCGGTCAAGGGTTAACAGCTACGGATAGCGCAATGAAGCCAAACGAATGGGCGCAACTACTATCTATTCTTAAGGAAGATGATTTAAGACGTATTATATTCGATTTGTACGCACTTGGGCAATGTGCCTTACAGATTCATTACGACAAAGGACATAAGGCAATTACAAGGGCTTTTCACACGCCTATTCAATTATTAAGACCCGAGAAGTGTAACCAAGATGGTGACATCGTAGGATATTTCTATTCTGACAATTGGAACGACCCAAAGAAGTATGTACCTAAGCGATTTGATGCTTTTGGAACGTCTAAAAAAGAAGTTGAGATTTTGTATTTGGCACCTTCTAGTGCTGGAATGAAATACTTTTCAAATGTTGATTATCAAGGTGGA